ACAAAGAAAGATAAATGATATCTCTTTTACTATGCCTAATGCTCTAGTAGCTCAAACTGAACACATGATTGGTAGGATAAGTGTAGGTAATATATATCTCTATGCAACAAAAAGAGTACAACAGGTTTTCCCTACAATTCTCGACCAAGAATACGCTAAAGATCCTCAGTCTAATTTTGGATTAAAGGGTGAGGATGTTAGGGTCTTTAACTAGTTTAATATTACTTTAAATCACTTATGAAAAAAACACCTGTAATACTTACCATTGTACTTGGCATGTTTCTTTTGCCCAATATTATACAATGCTCCTCAAAAGCTGAAAAAATAACTAGTGGAAGCAGTTCAAGTAGACTCTTTATCTACAAAAGAAATATACGACCAGATACTAGTTTATTTTGATATTCGCGAGTTAGTAAGTCCTGGCGTTTACAAAAAATTTAAGGACAGAAGCGATTATTTTTTCCTAGCGCGATTTGATATTCGTCTTCTTGAAAATTTATTGTGGATAAGAATAAATGTGGATTTCAGAAATTACTATTAACAACTGGATGAATGGCGGAAATCTTGACGAGAGAGGTCTCCGAGATACATCCACGCCAATGCTGCAGAAAAGGGCTCGAGAAAATGATCCTTGGTTGAGTGGTCATGTACTCGCAATGGGCATTGACTATGACGTGAAGGGACAAACAGCAGAAGAGCATAGGGAATGGCTTAGAGAAAGATCTTCTATGCTTCCTTATCCTATCCGATTAATTAGAAAAGTGAACAATAGAGAAATTACATGGGTACACCTAGATGTTTGCGACTTGCCGTATAATCCAAAAGTTTTTCAATTCGACATGTAAAAAATAAACAGATGAAAATAGATAAAACAATAATTCTTAGTATCATTATCGTCATATTGCTTGTGTGCAATATAAAACAATGCTCAGAGCCAAATAAGATAAAAACTATAACTGTCGAAGTGCCTGAGAAAGAAGGCGTTTTTAAGCTAGACTATAACGTTTTGCAATTTCCAATTAAAAGGAAAGATTCTATAGTCTACAAAGATTCTATTATCTACATCAAAAACAAAGTTAATATTAAGCTTGCAGAAGATTATAAAGATCTAAAATCTGAATTTGACCGTTATAAACTATTCTTAGACGCTATTAGCATACAAGACTATTCCAAAACCTTTGAGGATAGTTATTTTACTGCCACCGTAACTGGGGGAGTGCAGGGCGAAGTACAATCTATGGCTCTTAATTACAGGCTTAAGGCTCGCAAAGCACAAACTGATATGAAGATGAAAAAACTATCAATTTGAATTGGCCCATCTGTAGGAATGACTTATAGTCAAAATGGATTTGCGCCTTATTTGGGTTTAGGACTTACTTATAAATTGATTCGATTCTAATGCCTCAAAAATAACCGTAAAAAAAAATATAAATTATAAAAAAAAACCTTATAAATAAACAAAAAAATCGTTAATATTGTAATATGAATTTTCAACTAGCTAAAGAGATTTACGGATTGACGCCTTTTTGCGTTGATTCCTTTACGCTTCCTGCTATGCTTTCAGTTTTAAGCGATTTAAAGAACGGAATCAAATTTGACGCTCTTAAAGATATTAAAAATGATTCTTTTGACATTGTATTTAATAGTGAAGATCGGTTAATTAGGCGGACTTATGAATTAGAAAATCAAGATGAATTTAACGGTGTTGGAATTGTAAAATAAACGGACCTATTTTAATGGGCGGAGGTGCTTCGACTTTAGGAATGTTAGACGTTTCAAAAACGTTTTATCTATGGCGAAAGACAACCGCGTTAAGGGATTTATTTTGACATGGATTCTGGTGGAGGCTCAACCGCAGCCGTTGAAATAATGGTTGATACCATTAACGAGGTTAAGGCGATGGGAAAACCCGTTTATGTTTTAATCTCTAAAGGAGGAACACTAGCCAGTGCCGCTTATGGGATAGCGTCCGCCGCTGATGGGATTTATTATCAAAGTGATATGTCCATGGTCGGAAGCCTTGGGACAATGCTACAAACCCAAGGAAGAGCCGCAAATAGCGAAAAGGACGGCGTTAAATATATTAGATTGTATGCAACCAAATCAGTGTTTAAAAACAAGCCAATTGAGGAAGCTTTAAATAATGATAATTACACTCTTTTAGTTAATGAGCTTTTGGACCCAGTTAATGAAAGGTTTATTTCTACATTACAGGCAAACAGACCAAAGTTAACAAACGAGCAACTTAACGGAAACGCAATTTTTCGCAAAAGATGATTCTCGAATTTACCTAGATGGTAAATCAACAATGGAAGATTTATTTCAAAAAATAATAACAAATACTAACATTACAAATACCAATATTAATTTTAATTCAAACATCACAATGACAACACAGGAACTTAAACAAACGCATCCAGAACTTTTTAGCGAAGTTTTTGGTAGCTGGTGTTACTGCTGAATCTGAAAGAGTGCAAAGCTGGCTGGCTCACTCAGAAACCGACTCAAAAAGCGGTAATGGAAGGAATCGAAAGCGGTTTTGGAAAATTTCTAAGCTCACAAAGGGAAAAATTGCTAGTTAAATCTAGCAAAATAAAAACAGTTGAGCAACTAGAAAAGAATCTAATATAGATTTACAAACGGGGGAATCAACTCTTGATGCTGGACTTTCCGCTGAACAAAAGGAACTAAACTCAGCATTTAACTTTAAACTCAAATAAATTATGAGCATAAACGCAACACAAAGAAATGCAACCAACAACCAATCAACGGTTGATTTCGTACGACAAAATTTATTCCTATATGGCGCTAGATTTGCCAAGGGAGTTTTAGCTAATAAGACAGATCCAGAAGCATCGCAAACCGCTACATCGGTCAATTAGTCGTTAGAGATACTGACACTGCTGGTCAACTAACATTAGCAACAGCTAGTAATTTAGCTGATGTATTGGGAATTACTTTTATGGACACGGCTATTTTAGCCGATAACGCTGCAACGGTAGCTATTGATTACGCAATTCGTGGAGATATTGACGGTGGATTATTGCAATTACCAACTAATGTTACGCTTGACACAACAGTAGGAAACAAGGCATTAAGAGACGTATTAAACGATTTAGGATTTGTGATATTCGCAGTCCAAGAACAAACTAAAATAGACAACTAATGGCAATCACAATTCAGAATCACACAAAAACGATTGCCAGTAAGGTAGTCGGAACTTTTGTTGAAGATAAACCAGTTTTAGCAGGATTTTCAGGATTCTTTCCTAGAGAAACAGCAATGACTTTGGAAGTAGATTTAGAGGTTCAACGGGATAACGATAGCATAGCCGTAGACGTTCGAAGATTTACGGAAGGGAATAAAAATAAATTCAGCATTGTTACTGAAAAGAAATTTCAACCTCCATATTTTCGTGAGGAATATGATTTTCAAAGAGATGAAGTTTACATGAGTACTATTGCTTTAGGGTTGGATTGGAAAATTCAAATGTTAACGCAATTATCGCTCAAAATGCGCTTAAAATATTCGTAAAATGCGATCTAAAATTGAAAGATCAATTAGAAAGCAGCAAGCGGATGTAATGCAAACAGGAATCGTTGAGCTAATCAATGGTGATTCAATTGACTATAAGAGAAAGGCAGCTTCAATGGTTGACCTAGGAGCTAGTCAATACTTCAACAATGCTACTGCTGACCCTTTAGCTAGTCTAAAAAACGCAGGTACTTTTTTAAGAGACGTTGGAGTCAAGTTTCTTCAATGACGCTTAACAATGGTAATGCGCGGAGAAGGTTTAGCCGCTTTGCTTACAAATCCGAAATTTAAAGAAGAGGCAAATAACAGAAGAATAAACCGAGCGGATGTTCAATCTCCAGAGTTTAATGCCGTAACAGGATTTGCTTTCCATGGTCAAGTTTCCGCAGGTGATTTCAATATTAATCTTTGGACGTATAATCAGAATACACAAAGCAGACGGACCACTGCTTATTACCTAGACGCAAATAAAGCGGTATTTATACCAGATGATTTTTATGGCAAAAACAGTTTTTTGGAGGATTACCTAATATGGTGGACCGTCAAATAGGTGGCGAAAAACGCAGCCATGCCATCTATAACAGAAGCTGAGTTTCTTTTTGCGAGCTTATTCAGATTCTAAAACGATGAGTTCAACTCTTGAAATCACATCTGCTCCATTGGCAATGCCAATTACAATAGATAGAATTTACACAGCTCAGGTACTCGCGTAAAAGCGCAGTAATAAGTATAATTTAATGGCGGTGTAAAAACCGCCTTAAATAAAAAAACAGATGAAACAGTATAAAATTAAAACTTTTAAGCATCTTTTAGCAAATAACAAAATAGCCGTAAAGGGCGAAATTGTTAATGAGTCAAAATTTGTAAACCTTGCAGAAAGCATTAAAGGAGGTTTTGTTGAAGAGGTAAAAAGAGCCAAAGGATGATAAAACCCAAATCAACTAAGAAATAAATAATGAGCGGAAAACTATTAGCAAAAGCCAGAAGGGACGCTAAAAAATTATGAAGGGCGGATTTAGTGAAAAATCACTTTAATTCATCCAGTTAGCGGCTTAACTATCGAAACCGATGGTTTAGCTTCAAAGCACCATATTAATTTTGATTCCGATGGTTTGCCAATTAATAGTAAAAACGCTCACGTTTGCTTAGATGAAAGTGATCTTTTAAGTAAAAATTATGACCCTCGGGATAATAATAATGAAGTAAATCTATTGAATCACTTAGTTAACGTAAAAGATTCAACAGGTAATTTAAGAAATTACGTTATTACCGAAAACTTTCCAGACGAAACTTTAGGAATGATAACTTGTATTTTAGGAGATTATGGCACTGATTAACACTATTATTGGACCTTCGGGAACTGAGTTAATAAAGCATCAAATTGCTGCTATGTTAAAGACCGAACTAGAAAATCAAAAAGTAATTACAAGAAGATACTTTTCCGATTAATGTTTTCGTTGATCGAATGGTTCCAATTGATAAGAGCGAAATATTAGTCATTAATGTAAGGTTTGAAAGCTTAAATCCAGAATCAATAAATCAACACGGATCACAAGAAAACGCCACATTTACCGTAGACACTTGGGCGGTTGCAAAACAAACCTCAACAAAAAGAGGGGACTTGCTAAGCACGAATTTGAGGACAAAATCACTTTTCAGATTAAGGCAATTTTGCAAAGTAATTTTTTATGTTACCTTGGGCTTTGTTCCTGGTTTTATAATGTCTTCAAATGTTCAAAATATCGAACCTTATGAGCCAAACAATAATCAAGACGGAAGCTTTTGTTAGTATGGCTAGGATTAATCATGAAGTTAGATTTTATCAAAATTATAAAGTTGAGGAAGGCGTTTTAATAACTCAAAACAATACAAACGTAAAATTATCGAATACAGAATTAGGATATAAATACGAATTAATGAATTAATTAAAAATAAAAAAACTATGGCAGCAATTTCAACGGCAGTAGGTTTAGAGCGTAGAGCTAGAGTGGCTGGTTACAGAATCACTAAAGGATTCTTTAACGATACCAGCTCAAATCTAAACCAAATTATTGCAATATTTGGAGAAGCGAATACAGCGAATCAGGGAACTTTAGACACCACAAAAAAGGAAGTCACCTCCGCTCAAGAAGCTGGAGAACTTTATGGGTTTGGTAGTCCAATTCATCAAATTTTAAGAATTTTACGCCCTATAAACTCTCCAGGAGTAGCGGGCATTCCGACAATAGTTTTTCCTCAAGAAACCGCCAACGATTCAACCGCTACGGCGATAGAATGGACGGTCTCAGGCAATGCAACAAAAAACGCCACGCATACATTAAAAGTAAATGGAAGGGATAATTTAGATTTTCAAACCTATGATTATTCAGTAGTGAAAGACGATACGCCAACAGAAACGGCGGCAAAAATTGTTTTAGCGGTTAATTCCGTTTTAGGATCTAGCTTCACAGCCACCTCCGCCGCTGGCGTTGTTACATTTACAACTAAATGGAAGGGAGCGACAAGCAAGGAAGGTAATGTAGTAATAAGCAACGAAGGTGACGCTGCTGGAATTACTTATTCGCAAACAGATAGAACGGAAGGCGCTGGAACGGTAGATTTACTACCTAGCCTCGCTCAATTTGGATCAACTTGGTACACTTCTATAATTAATCCTTACGTTGATAAGCTTGAAGCTTTTGAGCAGTTTAACGGTATACCTTACGGAACAACACCAACAGGAAGGTATAATCCGATTGATTTTAAACCTTCTTTAGCTTTTTTCGGTAAGCGTTTTAGATGATAAGGACGATTTGGTAGCAATAACAGGATCCACGGACAGAATCAGTCAGGTTACTAACGTGCTTTGCCCAGCTCCAAAATCAGATGGATGCACATGGGAAGCCGCTTCAAACATGGTTGCAATATTCGCAAGAATAGCACAGGACACTCCTCAGTTAACTGTAAATAATCAAAGTTATCCAGATATGCCAACTCCTAATTCGGGAGATATTGGAGATATGGCGGATTATAATAATAGAGATCTATTGGTCAAAAATGGATGCTCAACTGTTATTTTAGAAAACGGAGCGTATAAAATTGAGGATTTAGTTACGACTTATCATCCAGAAGGTGAAATTCCGCTTCAATACGCATATCCAAGAAATTTAAATATAGATTTCAATATTCGCGAAGGTTATGGAATTTTTAGAAACGCTTAATGTGAAAGATCATGTTATTATAGCGGACAGTCAGGTTTCAGATGCTCAGAGAACTATTAAACCAAGGCAATGGCAAAGTATTTTATCTGATTATTTTGAAGATTTAGCAAATAGAGCGTTAATTACTGAACCAGAATTTTCAAAAGAAAGCTGTTCAGTTCAAAGAGGGGAAACAAATCCAGATCGTTTTGAAACTTTTTTCAGATACAAAAGAACTGGGATTGCTAGAATAGAATCAACCACAGTGGAGGCTGGATTTTAATTAACCAATACAAAAACAAAAACAAAATGGCAAAATACACAGGCGGAGACATTATAGAAATAACCTGCAACCACCCGACTTTAGGAAGCTTTAAATTTGCTACTAAATCAAACGAATCCTACACGCTTGATCCAGGTGGTTTTAGATCCAACGATGACGCAAATATGATTACTGGTGGAGGTGAATTTATCGATCAAGTTAATAGGGTCCGCTGGTCTTTTGAAGGGCCTTTGCAAGCTGATTTTATTAGCAATAACGAGCTTTTAAATTTACCAAAATTGGCTGAAAATACAGATTTAGCCACGTGGACTTTTACGCATATTCTGGAATCACATGGAGAGGTAGAGGAAAGTTTGTTGGAGACATACAAATCGATAGCAACACAGCCCAGTTAACAGCTAAAATCGCTGGAGGTGGTAAGCTAGAGCAACTTTAAGAATAACGCATTAGGCTTGCTTAAAAGCAGCATAGAGAAGTAAATTAATCAACGGCGGTGTAATAACCGCCATAATATCAAACCAATGAGCAAAGTAAGCAGAGAAGTAGCGTTTAAAGATGTAAAAACTTATTTAGAAAAACATCTAAAAAAGGAATTTAGAAGAAAGCAGATGCCAGATTCTAAAATTTACGAAGATTACGAGGATATGATTGAAGCCGTTGAGGATGGCTTGTTAATTATCGATTCAAAAGGAAAAGTTGAATACACATTAAGATACCCTTTATTTACGGATAAAGAAGATTCCTCTTTGGCCATTAAAAAAGTGAATATCAGAGGCAGAATAAAAGCTGCTGATAAACATGTTTTAATGGATGGTTTGGAAGTACAAAAAAAGTTAGGAACTTATACTTTACGGATAATTGCTTATATAACCATGCTTCAAGAGGTGGATATTAAGGAATTAGAAAAGGATGATTTCGATACTTTAAATCAACTTTGCTCGGTTTTTTAGATGGGTGGCTAGCGGCTGCAAACATTGACGACATGATAAAATCGGTAGTTAATGAGCATCACTGGTCGCCTTCTATTATTGATGCAATGTATCTGGATTCTTTAGATTATCATGGAATAGGTTATTGGTATGATAATGCTAAGGAAATGCATGATAAAATAGAAAAACCCGGTAAGTAATTACTGGGTTTTTTTTATGGTTTGGTTAATATTGATAACAATTAAAATCACTTAGTTTTTTGCTATAATTTTCAGAAGATAATCTCTCTAAATATTTAGTTGATCCCCATTGAC